GCTGTATATCAACGGTCATACCGGATATAGCCTTAACCTGCTGGGTCAGTATCAATTCTCCATTTAAACCAGGTAACTGCTGAACACCCGCTGGGGTATTAATAATAACCTCGAACTGGTTAAGATAAACTGGTTCGTAAAGCTGTATAGCAGCTTGAGAATTAGTATAGTGTGGTAATCCTGACATTTCTTCTTAATTTTTTTATAGGAATAGATCTTCCCAATAATCAACTGCCCATTCCATATTGTCTATCTTCCAAACCTCTTCTGCTGCATAACTTATGTTCATTGGCGAAATTGCGCTAAGTGGGAAGCAGTCTTTACAAACTACTCTTTTAAAAACGTCACCGTTTTTATTAAAGATTGAAATAACTATTGACCCTACATAGTCATTTTTAACACCCATTGCTCCGGTTAACGGATTATAGATAAGATCCGTCCATTGTCTTAGTGTTTTAAAAACATACATAGAATTAGCATCGTTCAAGTTCACAGTGAAGCTCATTGAAACGGTCATTCCAGTAGTATCCGGTTTAGCCCCCGCGTAGTTTCTTTTTGCAAACTTGTACTTCTGAGCTACAGGTGCTGGATTTTTATCTACATCCATACCAGAAACCTTCGTTACGTGCTGTAAAAGAATAGGTCCACCAGCTACAGCAGCTGGTGGATTTATTACTACCTCAAACTGGTTTAAGTAAACCGGTTCGAAGTTATTCATCGATGCGATCGAGTTTGAAAAATGTGGTAAGCCTGCCATATACTAACTATTTATCTATTTGCTTCTGAGTGATCAAATTTTATACAAACTGTATGAATCCTCCAGCAGCTATACCGCCTGTTCTAGTTACAGTGATTCTGTTTATGAATTTCTGTATACCTCTTGCAGGCTCGATGATGATGTCAATAACCCCCATGTTCATATCAATGATCGCTGGTGTATTGTTAGTAGCATCCATGATGGTCTTATAAGCATAAATACCACCTCCTGCTCTTACTCCATCTAAGTAATTATCAACCAAAGTCTTAATTTCAAGTCTAATTGAATCCTCGTTGAAGTCAAACAGATAGTTAGAAAGAATTTGATTGGTGTCAGTTTCAATGCTGATGAGCAAATCTCTAACGTGAACAAGGCTGAATGCAGAATTAACTTGTTGATAAGCAGTTCCGTTACCGAATATAACTACACCAATACCTTTTCTTCTGATGATAGGATTTATTCCGAATGGCTCTAAATTTCCTCTGTCTGCATCACTATAATCATATTCAACACCTACTATAGTTTGCCCTGAAAGAACCCCTCTTTTTTGACCTGCTACGATTGCATAAGGTTCACCTGTCGCAAATTTTCTAATGAAATTATTAGAAACTAAAGCTGCCGGCGGAACGTTTACGTTTCTATTTGCCTCTCTTATAGTGATATAAGGTGAGTAGAATGCACAGAATTTAGCTCCATCAGCTTCGGAAGGAAGACTGAATGTGTATGTAGGATTCAAGGATAGATTACCACCGGAAGCTATATAAGCAGTATTTAACAACGGCTTAGGATTAGTAGCTGTAGGTGCATCAGTAAATCTAGGATCTGTAGAAGCCTGGAATTGAGCAGTAGAAGGCGCATTGATGATAGCAAGAGATTGCTGTCTCATCATCGCCAACTTACTCAATTGATACTTAGAATTAGGAAGTATTTGTCCACCGAATGTATCAATAATGTATCTGTAAGTTATAGCGTCCTTATTAGCAAGCGCTATAGCAAGATCTGTATTGTAAAGTACATCTAATATCTCAGTTAGTCTAGCATCAGTTCCATTTGGTCTATGCCTTTCAGTCATAGTGAAACCTTGGAAGTATGTGAAATCAAAAGATGTAGTGAAATCCTCAATCGATGTGAACTTCTGAACTCTTAGAGGTGTTCCTGAGTAATAAAGTACTGGTCTAGCACAAGTTACTCTATAGACACCGCTAGTTGTTGTAGCAGAAACTGTAGTGATCTTTCCTAGTCTAGACTGTCTTGTCCCTGCAGCATCTAAACATATATTAAGGTCAGTAGAAACTATCCAATCACCCACTGATAAAGGAACGTTGCCAAGGGCGTCTAAACCTATAGTAAACGTTGTGGCATCTACCCTAGTTATAACATTAAGGTATTCGTTTATGTTTCCATTTTGTGATATGATGTCTATCTTATCTGCAGAAACTGGGAGACCCACATTATCTGAGGCATAAGAAGCACCAAAGGCAGCAATATCTTCTAGGCTAGTAATGTCTCTAGAAGTATTACTAAAAGATCTAACCGCTACATAAGGAAATCCATCTACATCAACCAAGCTTTGGTAATCCAGATATTGAATGTCCGTTCCGTCTGAATTTTTCCAAATAATATCTCCATCTGCGGTCTCGTTATATTGAAAATCAATATAAGGGTTAGACATAGAATACGCTATCAAAGAGTTAGAATATCCATTTGGGAATCCTGATCCTGTTACTCCTGCTCCGTCTGGGTTTAGTATAGACTCCTCACCTACTCTATCAGCCCATCCAAATTGATATACACCAACACCTGAATTCAGGAATGCGATATCTGGATCGATAGGAACTTGTTGCAGATAAGCCCAAGGCTCAACTGTAATACCTTGAGATCTATAGTAAGCAGTATCCAACGGATGTTGCCATAGAATTTTAACTTCCGAATTAGAAGTCTTAGTTAAAGCTATCTTAAGCTTAACTAGTTGGGTTGTGTTTGGACCTCCGAAACTTGAGGGGACAGATCCAGTTACACCAGCTGGTATAGTAGCTTTACCTATAATAAATTTCTGATCAGCCGAAGAAGAAATATCACAGAATGTTTTAAGAGAAGATTTCTGAGATGTCGATAAAGGAGGTGCTCCACCTGTACCTGTAATGATATAGTGATATCCACCATCAAATTCATTCGGATCGTAAGCCTGGAATGTATTTGAGTAAAGACCCTTATCCGTTGTACCACCGGTAGCTCCGAATGTGATCGGGTCGAATAAAGTACCAACGTACATATTACCACCAGTTGCACCGGATGCACCAGTAACTCCGTAATTTGCTTCAGTGTATAAATAATCAGCCAATAAAGCTTGATCGTAACTTAAGAAATCAAGTCTTGGGCTTAGTAGGTCTCTATCTGATGTTAATTCGTCGATAAGGTTATTACCTACAAGATCTATCCTGTAGGTATTATTACAAATATCATCAAATGCCTTTTCGTCTACGGCACAGAATAAACCGGTTGAAGCAGTATTACTATTGACCAACGTTTGGATGTACTGGTTAACCCCATTCAAATCGGTAAAATCAGGTATAATACATCCTGTTTGATAAACAAGAAGCTGAACATTAGGATTATTAAGGAAATTATCCATCTGGCTCTTAATAAACCCATTGGATGTAAAATATTGGCTCCATTGAGGATCCACAGAAAGTTGTGGGTAATTAGTCCAACTACCAGAAACTGCAATAACATCAATGAAATAATCCTGGATGTAATCATAAGGGTGCATAAAACTAGGCACATTATCAGCACCATACCAATCTATAGCGAAGATATTATATCCCTTTATTGGCGTTGTCGAGTCAGTGGACTTTCTTATGATAACACTCATTGGCTGTTGACCAAGATTAACAAGGTTGAGTAATCTTCCTTGATCCAGTAAGCTCAATGTGGCCAAGAAGTATTCAGTTGAAGCAAACCAAAATCTCTCTTTGTTATAAAAAGACGAGTATAGTTTACTTGTTAAAATACCATTAAACTGTTCGGTATCAACAGAATAAGATCTGTAATCAACAACATCGGGGGTAGCACTGTCTAAATCATCATTAAGCTTCAATAAATTTAAAGCAAAAACCGGTCCCGCATTCAAGCAGGTTAGTATAGATCTTTGGAAGAAAGATCCTCTATTTTCTAGTGATCTGTCAATATCACCAAAAATCGAGATCATTGTAGATGCATCCGGTATGTAAACCGGTGTGTTGAATGGGCCCTTGTTAGAGAATCCAACTACCAATCTTATAGTGGTAGACGTTAATATAACACTAGCGGAACTGTCAAATTCCAGGGTGTAAACGCCCGATGCTCTAAATTGTGAATAGTCGATTTTAATTTTTTGTGCCATTATTTCTTTATGATTTTTTTCTTCTTTGTCTATATATCAAACCAAATTAGAAAAAGAAGGGTCTACATCATGGAACTAAAGTCCCTAAAGCTTTTTCCGTCCTTGGTAGAAGGACCTTGGTTTCCGAATCCAAATTCATCAGAAGATTGGGATTGCCCGGTTTCCCCCATTTTATTTAATATTAATCCTTTATATGGGGTTTCCATCGCATCAAAAAGTTCTCCGACCAGTTGGTAGAAATCTCCACTTTCAAAAGCAGAGGAGAGATTAACCAGGGACATAGCAACGTCATCATGACCTGTTTGGCTGGAATATGTTCCTCTTGAATTCAGCCCGAATGTGAATAGCTCGGGTACTGTCCATTTCTTATCATTCACTAATATTCTGTCTGCTCTAACAAGTGTTCTGAGCTGCTCACAGTTTTTCATCTTGTTCTTTTCATTGTATTTTATACCAGCTTTAGAAGATCTAGCAGATTCAGAATGCTTAGTGTAAACAAAAATTTCCTCAAATAAATCATCATCAGAAAGGAATTTATCAACTAGAAGCTCTCCCTTGTAATTTATCTCAAGAGCTATTTTCACAGATTCGACACCTAGTACATTCTTTACCAGTATTCTAAGTATCTTAACAACATCCTCCAGTTTTATCTCGTTGTCCCTTAATATACCAACCTGAATAAGGCCAAAGAAATCACCCTCGTCCTCAAATTCTCCTATTCTTTCTATCACTTTCTTTGGAAGAGGAGAGACCTTGAAAACATTAATGACTGTAAAATCACCCTTGTTTCCACCTGAGAGATCGACGGATACAACATATTTTTTATTCCCTTCTGCAGCACTATCTATATCAAATTTAGGATGCCATAGAAAATTCTCATAATTTACGTCAGAGTAATGAAACTCATCAATCTCCCTCCATAAGTACTCTACCTCGTTTCTTTTTATCTTCTGTAACTCCTGTGATCCAAGTAGCAACGTAGAGGAGCTTAAGAACTGATTACCGTACTCCTGATTGAATAGCTCCTCGGATCCAAGGTTGGATATTTCATTCTGCTTCCACACATCATCCCTTCCCGGTACCTGCCACCAATCAACCCTAATTGGATTGAATGTGTTCTCCTTTTTAACAGCGCTCATATACATCTCATAGAACTTATTCATTCCATTTGGGGTAGATGTTATAATGATTCGGGACACCTTCGAGGAAGATACCGTGGGGTATGTAGACCTGAAGAAAGCTTCCATAAAGGATGAGTTAATGTGAGCAAACTCGTCCATGTATAAAAAATGAATAGTAAAACCAATACCGGATGTCTTAGTGGTCGTTTTAGCAATAACCCTACATCCGTTATCAAAACGCACAGACATCACATTATTGACCATCATTCCTGGC